GATAGACCTTTTCTTGCGTGCCGTCTACGCCTTCGTAGGTGTAGAGCGTTTCGCGTGTTTCCTCCACCCGATAGTGTTCGCACACATACACAAAATCTGGCGTCTCCCAGTCAAACTCTAGTTGTTGGATATCTTTAGGCCAGCTTGCTGGGTCGTCGCCATACTCGTCTTTATAGGCCGAGCGAGACATAGCGGTGATGACATAGCACCGTTTAGCATCACTCTTGTCCTGGCGTTTTGAGTCAAGATCGTAGAAAACCGAGCTATCGGCGTCGTAAATGGGCTCAATAACGATCCGCTGCTCGTCGTTTTCCTCGTCTTCCTCATCATCAAGAACGTTGCGCAGTCTTACCGCGCCAAACCCACCTCCAACAGCCTCTTCGAAGGCATTGTCTAAGGCCTCCTGGGCGCCTGAGTCCTGCATATCAGCACGGAATAACCCGGCACAAAAGTCGGCGAGAGCGTCATTTTTTGACCCGTCTCGGCTCACAAATACCGGATCAAATCGGTTGTTACGGTATTCGTTAATGATCCGAATAACCGCGAGATGAACCTTGTTAACCTCGAATTTAGGCTTGTTTGCGAATTGCTCGCCAAGATTGCCTTCCCACTGAGCGCCGCGAATCGAGTAAAACCTCCGGGCCTGCAGGCACTGTAGGCGCTCATCGCGCATTGCGCCCTGAATCTCGTCAAACTCTGCTAAAGCCTCCTGATGGACTTCGGTAAGTTTCTGTGCTTTGGATATACGCGGCATTATCGGGCCCTTTCACGCGCGAAAGTATCACCAACGCGACACGGTTGGCAATGCCTGGACAGTCTGAGATTTTACCGCCGGTAGCTTTTGCGCGAGGTCGATAGCATCGAATAATGGGTCCAACTGGTCGTCATGCGCGCCATTCGGGAATGTTGAAAACTCAGCCAGAAAATCAGACAGCCACGGAGCATCTTGCGGTACTGCGACGTTCCCGGCCTCAATAAATGGCGCTGCGTCATATCCCCTGGCCTGCTTGTCCTTGGTTCGCTGGACCGGCAACACAATGATGCTCTCACGGCGCAGCGTCTGAATAAGCCCAGTGCCTGATACTTTGTCCTCGACGTACATAGCTCGCAGCGGAGCTTTTGCCATGATCGGCCTGCCGTCGTGTAGGTGCTTGAGCCAAAACGCTCTAGCCTCGGTGATTAACTCGGGAGCCTCCCACTTGCCCCTGATCTGTTCTAACAGCACCGCTTTGCCTGCCACCGAGCGCCCCCAGCATTGCAACACCGAGTAGTCGTGCTGCGTGCTGGTCTTTTGCGCTGTGTCGGCAGTGATGTATCTAAAGTCGAGCGCGGGCGGTACTGTATGCCAGTACGTCAGCCACGATGACTTGAGCATCCCACCGCCCCGGGGTGATGGTCGCTGTTGTAGCTGGCCAGCGGTGCCGTATGTCCCGAGCGTAGCCTCCAGCTCCCTGACTTGCTGCTCGCTGAATCGCTCCGGGAACATCAACTCGCCGTCTTCCGTCCGCGGGTCTTCCCATCCTATTGACGTGACGCAGCGCCGGTCGCGCTCGAATCTCATCGGGATGCATAAATGCACGTAAGGCAAGCCCATTTTTAGGATAACGCCGGACGTATCGTCCTCGTGCAGCCGCTGCATGATGACAACGATTGCAGACTTATCGCTGTTGACGCGTGTCGGCAACGTTTCCGTGAATGCTATCTTGGCTGCCTCAAGTTTTGCTTGACTATTTGCGCCATCTGCGCTAAGGGGATCATCGAGCAGTACACGGTCGCCGCGAACCCCGGTCATACTCGTAAAGCTCCGAGCCTGGCGCACGCCCTTGCGCGTGTTGCCGAACTCCCGCTTGCCATCCAAGTCTGCCAGTAGCTCGATGGGCCAGAGCGACTGATACCAATCGGACTTGATTAGATCGCGGCAGCGCCGGCTATCACGGATTGCCAGTTGTTCCTCGTGCGCCGTGCCGACAAAGCGCATCTCAGGCATGTTGCGCGGTCCCCATTCCCAGGCCGGCCAGATAACGCCGGTCAAAAGGGATTTCATCGACCCAGGCGGGACGTTCATAAGCAGCCGCGTAATCTGCCCGTCTGTCACCGCTTCTAGGTGCATGCAGATAGCATCAAGCGCCCAGCCCCACTTTAGGTCTGCTGCCGGCTCCAGCACATGCCAAGCACGTCGAGCAAAGTGAGCGAGGCTGCGCTTGCACAGCTCGCGCTCTACCGCCACCAAGTCGGCTTTAGTCAGTTTCACCGGTCTTAGCCGCCATGATCTGGGCCAGCACGTCAGTCGATAACTTGCCAACGTCCAGGCTTACAGTCTCAATCGGGCCGCCGTCTTTGCCAGTCAATTCGTGATGCTGAACTTCTTTCCACCGCATCTGCGTCTTGCTCCACCAAATCATTGCGGCAGTGTCTCCGCTCATAGCTTTTTGAAACAACGTTCGACCAACGCCAGAGTTTGCCTTGGCCTTGCCGGACACAAGTTCGGCCCCGAAGTGAGCGCGCAGCGTCTCAACGTGGATGCCATTGCGCACCAGGACTGCTATTTGTTCGATTGGCAGCCCATATCCTGACATTGCCTCGACCTGTTTGCGCTCGGCATCAGTTGGTACAAAGGCGGGGCGTCCAGCGCCAGGGCGAGCGCCGCCATTGGGTCCACGCTTTTTTGCCGGCGGTTTTTCAGTTTTGGCCATTTTTCTACCCTAAATATTCAAACGATGCTGTCAGTCGATTGGTTGACGAATTTTGATTATTTTGCGTTTTTGCTTTTTTGCCAGGTGGCGCAAGTCTACTTGGCCCTCTTGTCATTTTCCATTTTTTGAATTTTGCTCTGTAATGAACCATTGCCGGGTGGCTGGTAACGCTTGTGAACCTCTTGCCTTCCGCCAAAAGGATATCGCCAACGTGTTCAGACAATCGATTTCCAATTCCTAGCCCTTGAAAATCAGGCAACACAACCGTTCTATGTTCCTTCCACACGTTTTTTAAGTGCGGGTGCGGGAACGGCAAAATTGCAGTCATTGCCGCTGGCCGATCTTCGATTGTTGCCACATAAACTCGTGCCGCTTTGTTAAGTTCAGCGCTCAAATAATGATGGCCTTTAAATATTTGCCAGACGGAATGATGCACTTGCTGAATTTGAACTTCGATTGGTGGTCGTCGAAGTAACCTCCGAGTAAATTCCATTGCCGAAACGTCATAGACCCAATCAGGTTCGAGCCACTCGGCAACGTCATAATGACAAGTGACAGCCACGAATTGCCGCTTCATCTTGCGCACGTATTTTTGAACGGCATGGCTGCCAACCTTTGCTACTGTTCGATCGACCAAAGACGTGAACTCGTCGAATACCAACGCGCCGTCATTTTCCAAAATCGCCCGGGCAAGGTCTGCTCTAAATTTCTGCCCGTTACTTAGGCAGTGGTACGGCAAAAGCCATGCTGGCGGGCTGGCAAACCCAACATGACTCAGCGCATCGGTGATTGTCCTAATGTCAAGCGCTACGTGAAAATCGTTCAAAAACGATGATTTACCCCATTCATGCGATTCAAAAAAAACGGCATCAGCAAACGCACGTTTAGCAATGGTGGTCTTTCCAGCGCCAGACGCGCCAACGATCAAGCCAATATTCCATTCGAAGTTTTCGATTGGCAAATCAACATCCCACGACTTGACCAATCGGCCCGTCATTGGGACGTCAAACATGCCTACAACCTTTTCCGTTCGGAATGTTGGCGAATATTCTGTTTCTATTACATGGTTAAAACGCGGCATTTTAGTCCCTGCTTAGTCAGCATGCCATAAACGCGCTCTTGCTCGGCTTCATTGTCGCAAGAAACCGAAACTTCAAAGGTCGATGAAACGCTTTGCTCTTCCGGTTCTTCGGTTTTAATCAATTCACCAAACATTATTTCGGTGAGTTCGTCAGGGCTAAACCCAGTCATATCAAGTTGGAATTCTTCTTCCGCTAAAGCATGAAGTTCCAATTTCAACATCTCTTCATCCCACCCAGCATTGAGAGCCAGCTTGTTGTCCGCGATGACGTAAGCGCGCTTCTGGGCGTCTGTCCAACCGCTTGCTATCACTACAGGGATGGTGGCCAACCCGATCTTGCGAGCGGCTAGCGTGCGCCCATGGCCTGCGATGATGCCGCCGCCTTCATCGACTAACACCGGAGTCGTGAATCCCCACTCCTTGATGCTGGCCGCGATCTGAGCGACTTGTGCGTCGCTGTGCGTGCGCGAATTGCGCGCATAGGGGATAAGCCTATCAATGGGCCAATGCTCAATCTTGTCTGCCGGGTTACTGTCCATCATCTCGCCTATTGGTTGTCGAGCCTAAGCGATTAGCTCATGTCAAGCATTTTACTACGTAGCTAGCTGTGGCGCTATGACTACAGGCGATCGATGCAAAAAGTTTGTACATACCTGTTGACATACCTGACCAGTGTGTATACAATCCTTTACATGCAGTAACGCACTGCGACACACAAAGGAGCAAGACATGGCAGCGATTCAGATCAACGGTGGCAGCGAAAAACAAAACGCCTGGGCATCGAAAATTGCATCTGACTGGCTTGCAGTGCTTGATACCGAGATCAGCAACACCGTTCTGCGTCAAGACCCATCGCTTGCTTGGTATGCAGACAACCTCCAGGCATCGCGCAATAGTTTGATGTCAGGGTTTGCAAAAGTAACGGCTAAGCAAGTGATCGACATGCACATTGCAAAGGTCAGCCCGGTGCGTTCGCTGATCGAAAAAGCACGCGCTAAGTAATTGACCTACTAACTACCAAAGGAGTGACGAAATGGAAACTGAAGTTTGGCTCGCGTGGATTGATGGCAAAAAAGACGAGGCGGTGGAGTTTGTTGTGCCGCTGATCGGGTGTGACGTTGCGCAAGCTGGCGCGGACGCGCTGGGCATTGACGTATGCGAGGAGTTGAACGTGGCCCGAAAGATTGACTAACGACCGACCGAAGGATCGACCGATGAATTCCCTTACCCGTGACCAAGCTATCGCCCTCTGCGGTCTCGAAGCGGTCGAGCGCGTCGAAAAATCAAGCGCGGAACTTACTCATCACATACCTGACGGACTCGTAGAATTTTCGACGACAACCGTATCAGCCAACGGCCTGGGCCTCACTGTGCGCTACTACCGGTACCCCGCCGCAGTTGATGCCGCCGGCAATCTGCGCGACCTGGATTGGAAAATATCGCATTACTCTGTGATGTAAACCCATTTTAATTATTGATTAACAAGGAGTCTTACATGCAAGACCCAAAAATACGACTCAATCGCCTTCTCGCCGAACTGGATGACCTCGCAAAATTCAGCGCTGACGGGAAGTTTGTAGTATTTAATGCCGACGCATACGAAGAAATGCTTGCAAGGGCTGGAAACGTCATAGTTATAGATAGCCGCCCACCGTTCCCACCTCTTGACTTCCCTGCCGTTTAACCTCTCTGGCCCTGCGTCTGTAGTCATCAGCCAGGGCCATTAACTCATTTTTTGAGTACTTTCTGGCCTCTTGGTCACACTCCAGGGACTCTAAATTTTCCTGCCCAATTCTGCCAATCAATCCCTTGCGATACTCAACGTGGTTGCCAGACAAATACCGGTTGCAGTGCTTGCACTGACCATGAGCATTACGCTCGTCAAACCTCAAATGCGGCGACGACCCTACCGATCGGTAGTGGCCACAATCAAACGCCCCGCCAATGGCGTCAATAGGCAACTGATTCCCACAGGAAATACAGCCCTTCCCGGCATCACGCGCCCTGACGTAAGCATTAAATGCAGACTGTGCAACCTTTACTAGCTGCGGTAGCGTGCGCATCGCATCCAGCTTTGCCTTGTCCTGCCTGCGCTCGGCCTTTTTCTGCTTAGCCTCGGCTTTTGCTGCGCTGATTTTTGAAAGATCGACGGCGCACGAAACACTGCACGCT